GCTACTACCTCTCTACCACCACCTGATCTATCTGAAGGTGCGGCTATACTTAATGAAGTAGAGTTACCTAAACTGTATGTAGATGTTGCTTGAGCATAAGTAGTTGCTTCTTGTGAAGTTATATCTATTCTATTTGCTTCTGTGTCTAAAACAGTAAGTCCGTTGTCAAATACTCTATTTGCTAAACTAGGCATCGTCTTCCTCTGCTATTCCAACTTCTTCCTCTTCCTCCATGACTTTTGCATTTGCATCATATCGAAGTTCAGCAATATTCATAAGATCCTCTATAACTTCTGGGTGATCACTTACATTAATGTCTGCACCATTTAAGTTACGTAGGAAAGAAGCTATTTCTCTTAGATCGTGTGGAGCTACATCACCAGCTACAATAGTTGGCATTAGATTGTAGTTTAGTCCGTTTAACTGCCATAGACGTTCTACAAGCTGTTTATTTAAGACATCGACTATAGATTGTATGTAGCTTTCTAATGCACGTAGGAATAAGTCAGTCTTAGACTTAGACAACGCATAAGAACCAGCAGTATTACCACCAAGCATAAGAAACTCAGATAATACACTTCTTGCTATGTCATGTTGGTATCTTCTGACAACAGGATCTATATCTATATTTCGAGATCCGTTAGAAGACATTAATTCAACATCAACTAGTTTTTGACTTGTTGGACTACCATCCTTGTCTGGATATGTATCAGAGGGCAGTATTATATAACCTTGTTCGTTAAACTTAACATCTCTAAGTATTTGCTTAAGGTTATTTACGAATGTTGTTTGACCACTAGAAGCATCTGTAGATAAGTACTCTGCTGGAATACGAGCTACTGGAATACCAGCTAGTTCTCTCTCAATAGCTATAGCCTCAATAGACTGTATATTATTAAGATACTCATAAGAAGTATAAGCGTTCCTAAGTATGGATCTACCAGAAGGATCTCCATTAACAGTAGTAGTTCTATAATAAAGACTCTTAGAAGAAGGAATAAAGTGTGTATTACCACGAAAACCAACATCCTGATATAAACCTTTTACATAACCTGTTTTGTGGTCTACTTCAAATCTGCTAACTGTCCAAGGTGCGCGAGAACATATCTTACGTACACCTAATCTACCATCAGTATATTTAGAGTTCTTCTTACCAGAAGTCTCTTGTGGTCCAATCCTTCTTTTATATACAACTTCAAACCAAGCAAAGCCATAAGATAAAGAAGATATAGCTTCTGATATATGATCGTCTAATGTATGTTCCATATCGTTAAATATAGATTCTACAAAATCAGCTTCTCTTTTAGCCGCCTCAGAATCATCTGCTGGCATAACCTTAAGATCAACATCTCTTAGTACTTGTTCTGTTGCATACATGACAGCACCAATCGTACTGTCGTTATCTCTCATTTCACGGTATTTACGTATAGCACGTTTACCACGTAACTCTGGCAGAAATTCATCTGCTCTAATTTGACCATTTGTGGTATTATCACCAGCTACACCAAGATAAGACTTGGCTTTTGTTTCAGAGAGCTTTTCGTACATTTTATTTTAAGCCTTGTGCGTTACTATATGCCAGCTTTAACTGGGGCTTGGCGTATCCATTTAATGAAAGGTCCGTTATTGCCCAAACGCAAGCATCAAGACGGTCTGGTGACCCTTTGGACCCTAAAGGTTCCCACTGTACCATCTGATCTTCTAATTCGTTTAATCCCTTAACGTGCTTTACTTTACCTTGCTCATAAAGTGCAGAAACAGGTTCGGCTCTTGCCATCTTGCCTCTTGAAGCGTGTACTAACTTAATTGGGATTGTTTCATCTTCTGTGTGAAGGGTATGTCTTACCATATCTCCACCCTGATTTCTCTCAGCTACAATTCTATCAGCCATATGCTCGTAATAGAGATTTACTGCTTTAGATGCCCATTGTTGAGGTGTGTATCTTCCAGTATGATCTTCTAGTACGTAAGCTACACCGTTTACATCTACTCCTGCAACTACAATACCAGTTAAGTCAGAGTCTGTCTTCGATGTTATAGCTGGGTCAATAGATACGATAACACGGTTTAGGTCAGGTACATCACCCTTTCTAATCTCACATTTAGCTAGTAACTCTCTACTCCACAAAGCCCCAGAAGCCTCGTCTAGTATTTCAGCATAGAGTTCCTGTCTACCAAGACGAGTTCCCTCATATGTCTTTCTTACAGCATCTAGAAATGTACTTGCTAGGTTAGCTGAGTTATCGTATGTAGACCCTTTAGAGATAACTGTCTTGTCATCTTCTAGTATAGCCCTTAATAACTTTGTTGTCTTAGGCGTTGTCGTTACAAAGAGTTGTGGCCTACGACCTAACCGTAAACCAAACATCATCATATCCCAAGTCTCTTGTGCGTTTCTCCAAGCACATAACTCATCAGCCCAAGCACTGTATGCCTGTGGACCACGTAATCGTTCTGGGTCCTCTGCTGAGAAGAATACAGCCTTAGCCCCATTCTCCCATGTTAAGGTATTATTCGTAGGAGACCAAACAGGATAACCTATTACCTTATTCTTATATGTCTTATCTCCAGCCCAACATACACTTAATAGCCCACTGTCACCCTCAACCATCACGCGACGAACGTCACCTTTAGTTGGAGCCACACAATGGACTATTTTATCACCTTTACGTATTCTATGTCTAACCCACTCTGCTCCAGCACGAGTTTTACCCCATCCTCTACCAGCAAGAGCTACCCAAACATTCCAATTACCTTCAGGTTCAAGTTGTTCAGGTCTGGCCCAAAAATCCCAGTTATGTCTTAGTTCCTCTGACTTCTTAGGACCCAGTTGTTTTAATAAGGCTTGTACTTTTTCAGTGGGTAAGTCCCGAAGTACGTCAGCCGTAATTCTTTTCGTCTGCATCATAATCAGAGTTTCCTTGTTCGGGGTCAGAACTCTTACCTAATAATACCATAAGTGAATCTATGGCACTTTCATCTGTGTCAGGGTCAGTATCTTGTTCTACTTCATTTACAGTAGATGTAGGTGACCAACCTCCCTTAGATCTTAAATATAACTCTTGAGACTTAAAGTCACCGTCTAATGCCTGTTGAACTACAACATCACCAATACGACTTACAATATCAGCTTTCTCTTCCGATATTATACCACCATAAAGTTTATAGAATGTAGTTGTAGAAGCAGGTGCGTACTGATACTTCTGTATCGAACCCATAATATCTTTTACTGGTACTCCACTACGAATACCCTTACGAACCTTGTTCGCTATAACTACACTAAAAGGAAGTGCATCTTTCATTTTATTACTACCCTATAGTGGAAATAAGAATCCCCTCTTCAGCATGACCACTTCTATTAAATAATATTTGAGTAGATTCGTCATGGTTTAGGGGAAATAGTTTTAAGACTACAATAGATCTTTCGATCATTAAACTTAAGTTATAACTTACGTTATTAACTATATTAATATATATACTAATAGTTTAAAATCTTAAGTATATACTTACGTTGTATCTCTTACTTATTATATAGCTGTATTTTTCAGAATAATACAAGTAAATAATTTAAGTTTTTTTATATGTGGTTGAAAACTAACGATTCTTTTTTTCTAGGGGGTGTAGTTGACTTAAGTGGGTAGCGCATATTATGTAGCCGTTTAAAACAGGGCAAACTAATTTTCTTATGTTATAGATAGGGGTGAATGCCGCCCCCCAGCCGCGAATCACCTAGGAATCCCCAGGGTCCCATGAGTCAAGGGCTATAGTGGAAATAATGGCTATTACGTAGCGTAAAATGACCGTTTTTGTCTGTTTTTGCTCGGTTTTGGTGTGGTTTTAACTTTTTTAGTGCGCTCGGTGAGGGATTCGGCAACACAATAACACATAAAATCAAGACGCTGTGAGAGCCGTTTTAAAGCCCGTACAACCACCGTTTAGACTCTAGGCTGTTGAACTACATAAAAAAAGACTCACGCTGTTACACGTGAGCCAGTGGGGAGAAAACAGATTAAAAAGATTATCTAGTCCTTTGGTTTTTTATATACCTCCAGTTCAATCTTAAAATGGTAGCAAGTCCAGTCTTTGACGTTGGAGTCTACTATCCGATCAAATGCGGACTCAAATTGTTTGTGTTCTTCATCGGTTAACTGATCACCTCTTAAGTTAATAATTGCAGTTGGTGTTATTAGATTACTGTAGTTCATTGACTAGACTCCTCGCTTTGTTCTTGGCTGTACCGTGAGCCACGATGGCTATTGATTTAGCTTTGATTGTATTGCCACTACATAACTTGCATCTCTCACAAGTGACTCGCCTTCCAGCTTCTTCGCTGGCTGGACACAATACTTCTTTCCCTTTGATTATATCAGATAAGCTACTAATGACTCTGAATGTCCTTTCACCTTTAGCCCATGCATTCTGTGCATCAGTAGCAGAGTCCGCACTTGTCATAAGTGTAGAGGGTGAACAGTTAGACTCACCGTGAGTATAACCAGTATGGCCAATAGACTCAGATAGTAGGGAGTCCCATATATACGAAGGACAGGCCATAGGATCTCCATACGTGCCGAGTCTGACCATCTGACCACGCCCTAACGCTTGGATTTCTTTATGCCCTCGCACGTGCTTATATTGCCCCTTCTTATAG